AAGGATATGATGCAATTCCCTTGGGAGCGACCGAAACAAAACGCAAAGAATTTAACCAAGGAGCAACTACTGCAAGCAATTAAAGAGCGCGACGAATGGCAAAGCTGAATGACCTCATAGTAACGATTGGCGCAACGACGCGCGACTTTGACAAGGCGCTTGGCAAATCCATGTCGAAGCTCAACCGCTTTGGCAGAAATACAAAGCGCATTGGGCGTGACTTGACGCGATCGTTGACGATGCCACTGGCGGGCCTTGGCGTTGCTGCAGTAAAAAGCGCGGCAGACCTCGAAGCACTGGAGACATCGTTTATCTCATTGACAGGCGGCGCAGAGCAGGCTGCTGCTATGATGAAGAACTTAAACGAGTTCACTGCAAAGACGCCCTTTCAAATTGAAGCGGTAGCCAAGTCAGCGCGTCAGTTGATTGCATCAGGCACAGGCATCGAAGACGTCAATACGCAGTTGCAATTCCTTGGCGACATCGCGGCAACTTCTGGGTCAAGCATTGACGAGATAGCCGCCATCTTTGCGAAGGTCAATGCCAAGGGCAAGGTGGAGCTGGAGAACCTGAACCAGCTCGCAGAGCGCGGCATCCCAATCTTTACCGCGTTGGCTGACGCTACAGGTTTGCCAGCCGATAAGCTTGGTGCAGGCCGTGTAAGCGTCGAGGAGTTTAACACGGTGCTCAAGAGCTTTGCCGAGGAGGGCGGCTTTGCTGCGGGCGCTATGGAACGCCTTAGCGAGACGGCAGCAGGTAAGTTCAGCACGGCGCTTGACAATTTAAAGCTGGCAGGTGCCGAGCTTGCAGAGGACTTGCTGCCAGTCGTAAAGGATATGATTGACGGATTCACGTCATTCCTGCAGCGCATCCAAGCCATGACGCCAGAAAGCAAGAAGCTGGCTTTGCAAATTGCTGCGGTAGCTGCTGCGATTGGTCCACTTCTTGTAATTGTGCCGCAGTTTATTAGCGGCTTGCAGTTAGCTCGGACAGCGTTTCTTGCGCTCAACGTGGCAATGATGGCTAACCCATTTGCAATTGTGGCCACTGGTATAGGTTTAGTAGTTGGTGGCTTGATCTTGATGAACAGCAAGACCGACGACGCAGTTACAGCTATCGACAAGTTAGCGGAAGCAAACAAGGACCTTTCGCTGGAGGAGCAAAAGCGCAACATCGAGTCGGCCATTGATAACCAGCAGAAGTTGGTCGACTTGCTGAAGGCTGAGAAAGACGCCAAGGATAAGATTGCAGAAAAGTTTGGCGGCAAAGCCATCAAGGAGCAGAAAGAAGCTAATGCAGCATACGAAGCGGCCAACGAACAGCTGCAGAAAATGCAGGGCATGCTTGCAGGTGTCGAGCAGAAGTTTGCAGACGAAGCCAGTGCAGCCTTAGCAGCGGCCACAGCAACCGAGCAAGCTATGCAAAGGGTGCAGGCATCGTACATGACAGCCATGGAGCCGCTGACCGTCCAAATCATTGACGATGGAGTTGAGCCAAAGCTCCAGAAGCTAAAGGAAGGTGTCACCGAATTTGCGCAAGGCTTGAATGAGTTTGAGCAAAGCGTGGCAAGCTTTGCTTTCAGTTTGCAGAGCGCTTTTCAAGGTGTGTTTTCTTCAATGATTGAGGGGACGTTTAATTTCCGTGAGACCATGATCAGCACGCTCAAGCAGATTGCTGTACAAGCTGCGGCGTTGACTGCTGTGTTCCTTGTACTTGCAGCATTGACTGGAGGAGCTACCGGCGTAGCAGAGATAACAGGCGCTAAGGCTGGACTAAAGTATTTCCTTGCGGGCGGTTTTGGTTTGCCTATGATGGCTGACGGTGGACTCTTTACAGGCGCTTCGCTTGCCATGGTTGGTGAGGGCGCAGGCACCAGCAACATCAACCCAGAGGTTGTGGCACCGCTCGACAAGCTGCAGAGCATGATGGGCGGCCAACAGGTGCAAGTCACAGGCCGCATCTCTGGGCGCGACATCTTGCTGACCAGCGAGCGCAATGCACTTGACCGTAACCGTGTAAGAGGTTTCTAATGGCTGACCCGATCCGACTATTTGCAGAGTTTACTGACGACCAAGGCACCGACTGGCGTCTCAATATTCATGACAGCGACTACGTTGGCAGCGCGGTGGAGTTTAACCTCGGCGCCGACGGCTTCGTGCTGCGATACAGCGGAAACAATGAAGACCGTTACCAGCCCGTCATCGGTAGTGAGGTGACGTTTACCTTGACGGAGACCTCGGCAGCGCACGAGACATTCATGAACTTGCTGGCGCAGAACGTAGAGGTACGGTTCAGCGTAAGCATACGACGCGATCCAGACGGCACCGACGACTTCTGGTGGGGCGGCGTGCTGCTGCCTGAGCAGGTGATCCGACCGTATGACGCGCAACCAATTCAGAACACGTTGACAGCCTCGGACGACCTTGGCAACTTGCAAAGCATCAAGTACAACAATGACGGCAGCGCATACACGGGCAGCGTGAGCATAGTTGAACACTTGTTAATCTGTTTGAACAAGACGCGAGCCACGCACCTGTGGGGCACGGAAGACTTCCTGTACTATGTCAATGATTTTGACAGCTCGGACTATACAGGCAGCAACCAGCTGGAGGACTGCCGTATCAAACACACCGAGCTTTACAATGCGCAAGACGGTCAAAACGAATACTATGACACCTACAAAGTCCTCAATGATATTGCGCGCGCTTTCAATGCTCGCGTCTTCCAAGCTCAAGGTAAATGGTGGTTTCTGCCGCTAGGCGCACAGAAGTACAGCCAAACGCTGACGGTTGAAGGTGCGCAGAAGGACGGCACCGCAATCACGCAGCAGAGCCTGACAGCTGACAAGGACTTTGGTAGCAACTTTCACAGGCTAAACGGCTACGAATACACATACCTCGCACCAGCCAAGACGGTGCGCAGGACACGGCGGCACGACGGCAACCTGCCTGTCATATTTGACCCATTATATACTGAAGCTGATTTTGGCACTACACTGAGCGACACCGACATTGATTATCCGACTGACACCGTTATTGCAGTTAGTGGAAGCTTTGGATACGACCGCGAGGGCGACGGCTCTGCGCAAGGGCAAGGAAATATAGGCCGCGTGATGTTGCGCCTGACCATTAAGTGCGGACAGTATTACCTTAAGCGTAACGCTCTTTTCAATGATCCTGATGCTATGTTTTGGTTCCCATTCGCAGGTCAGGAATCATATGTTGGGCACGTGTATCAGGAGGCTGTTTGGGTTACGTCGCTCAATTATTACGAAATAGTCAGCGCACCGTTTGATGAGGCTACGGACTACTTTGGTGGCTTTAATTTCTATATTCAATCGCCACCGATAGCGACTAGTGAGACAGGCCTAGACATCACAGTCAACATTTTTGGACGTGATTACAATGGCAACAACGAAGCTGCACTAGTGACGGATGGCGATTATGGTATCACCAATTTGCGCGGCGACGTGTACAGCCAAGGCGGTAACGGTGACACCGTGGTGTTTACAGCTACTAACAGTGCGGCAGCACGCTTTGACGTGGACCAAGGCGAGTGCATTATTGGTGATGAAGACAGCGCCAACAGTATCGGCGTGCTGCGTGTGCTAGTTGGTTCAGATTACGTGCCGACATCGGCATGGCAGTCGCTGAATTACACAGGCACAGGCATAGGTATTCACAGGCTTGCAGTGCAGGAAGTGCTTGCTGGACAGGACCGCGCCACACCGGTACAACGCGGCGAGATATATGGCAGTCAAATACACATGTGGCAAGTCATTGACGACAACACCACAAACTTTGCGGGCGATTACGCACTGTTTGAGCTGACGTTTACAGCGCGGCCAGTGTATACGCAGGTAGAAGCGTTCCGTGTGGATCGCGACACGACAAACGTGACGACGGCCTTTGAAGATGGTCCAGCTATCAATGACACTGCAGGCGACACACCCGTAGGCATATCTGCACGCAGCATGAATGAGCTGGGCGATTACGTTGGCTTAGGTCGCAGGAGGTTTGGCAGCCGTGACCAGCGAGTTAACCGTACAATAAGCCACCGAAACGGCACAACCAATAGCGTAGAGGACGAAGATTTGCACATCATGAACACGTGGACGGGTGGCAATGGTTCGGCTACTTTGTACCTGCCCAAAATCGCCACAAGCCACGGGCGCATAATCCAGTTCCATAGCGACAGCACCATAAGCGCGAATACATACGTCACACTACAGGTGTACCCAACCGACACAGGCACGACGATTGACGGCGCGAGCAGTTACGATTTCAATCGAGCGTATGACGGCATCACCATTCTCGGCCATACCGATGACAATTGGTATATCATTCAAAAGAAGGAAAAGTGATTTACATTATCTTAGCGACAGTGCTGGCTAACATCATATACAAGGCCTACATTTATGGCCGTGGTGACATAGCCGACGTCATTATTTTTATTGCAGCTTTCGCCATAGCATTACAATGAGGTATTTCAATTATCATGAGTTCGACTGTCCTATGGAGGGAAAAGGAAGTGGTGAGCGCATGATGGATGATACGTTTCTTGACATGCTTGATCGCGCTCGCGCAATCGCTGGGATTCCATTTGTGGTGACGAGTGGCTACAGATGTGAGGCAGAAAATCGGAGGTGTGGAGGGGTCAAGGACTCGGCGCATATGAAGGGCCTCGCAGCTGACATCCGTTGCAGGAACTCACGAGAACGCGCTTATATCGTTGGGGCATTAATTGATGCGGGCTTTCATAGGATAGGTTTGGGTGACGGCTTCGTGCACTGCGACTGTGATGAAACGAAAGACGAGGACGTCATCTGGCTATACACATGAACATTGAACAACTCAGCCGCACCGTCCACAGCGTAAAGCTAGACAAGCACCCACAGCGTATGCTGTTTATTTCTGACGTCCACTATGACAGCGTAAAGTGCGACCGTGTGATGCTGCGCAGGCACCTCGACGAAGCCAAGCGTACCGATACGCCCGTGTTCATCTTTGGCGACTGGTTCGACTTGATGGGGGGAAAATATGACCCAAGATCTAGCTACAGCGACATTCGCCCAGAGTACAAAAGCATCACGTACCTCGACGACGTCATCGAGGACAGCGCCGAGTTTCTTATCAAGTACAAGGACATCATTCGTTTCTTAGGCCGTGGTAACCACGAGACCAACATCGAGAAGCGCATGCACACCAGCCCGCTGGACCGCGTGGCGTACATCGTAAACAAGAATGGCGGCAACATCACCGTCGCTGGTTACTCTGGTTGGTTGTGGATGCAGATATACGCCAACGGCAAGCGGCGCAGCTCGACGTTCGTGCACTATCACCACGGCATGGGCGGCAACGCGCCACGGTCTAAGGGGGTGCTGCGTGTCGACATCGACCAGATGCAATTTAAAGACGCGAGCCTGATTGTGCGCGGCCACACACACCAGAAGTGGCACCTGCCTATCACTGCGGACCGCATCAGCCGCTTTGGTAAGCTGTATCAGGACAGCGTGCACCACCTGCAGCTCGGCAGCTACAAGATGCTTGGCGACCGCTTTGCTGGTTGGGCTACTGAGAAAGGATTCAATACGCCACGACTTGGCGGCTGGTTTGTTACCTTGCACAACTCACATCACGACCAACCATACTGGAAGGTCGAAGAAGCACAATAACATGAACGAACTCATCGCACAATACTGGGCCGAGATTGCA